ATAGCGTCCTCGAGCTCGTGACGAAGCTACGGACGCTCGTCAAGACTCTCCGCAAGACTTACATAGATCTAGACATTGACGAAGATCCAGCCGTGACCCTATACATCAAGAGTGACGGGGGTGACCTGCATTGTGGTTTCAGCGGCATGGACCATATCCGCAACCTCAAGGCGCGCGTGACGACGGTCGCCGACGGCGTGTGTGCGTCGGCCGCCACCTTGCTTCTTTTGGCCGGCAGGAATCGTCGTATGCTCGAGAATTCATACGTGCTAATTCATCAGATTAGCGCGGATGGAGTCTGGGGGAAGTTTGAGGAACTCAAAGATCATATGCAGAATTTTACAAAAGATATGGAGCGGATGCAGGCCGTGTATGAGGCTGAGACGACCATACCCATCCGCAAGTTGAATAAAATTTTAAAAAAGGATCTGTATCTGGATGCCGATCAGTGCCTACGGTACGGTCTCGTCGACGAGGTCATCAAGCCTCCTTCTTGGGCTCGGGGGTCGACGGCCGAACAATAGGCTCCGGGTCGGCCGTGGCCTCCTGGACCTCCTCCTCATAGTCCTCCTCCACGGGGTCTTCGGGCTGGGCCTTGAACCGGAGACTGAAGCGCTTGTAGAGCATCCAGGCCGCGACACAAAGAAGAGCAATAGCAACAGCAGTAATAAGCATGTCCATTACTAAGAAATCATGTTTTTTGTACAGGACCCTAACGCGGTCCTGCCCAAAAGACCAAAACCATGACTGTCGCACTGGAGCAGGCCTGGGAGGCGTTCGATCAGCTGCGCGCCCCACTCGAGAAGTGCACGCCTGATCGCGCTGACTGGGAGTGCGTGTGCGGAGGCCTGAGGCTTCTCAACGAAGATGGCCTGCCCACGTGTCGTGAGTGTGGACGGGCCGATTACTCGTATGTGTCGGACGAACCCGAATGGCGCGGGGGTCCTGGAGAAGACGGTGTCTCGTGCGATCCTTCGCGCGTCGGCGCCCCCTCGAACCTGGACCATTTTAGCGCCGCGTGGAACACAGGTACAATCATGACGGTCCGGGCCTCTGCAAGCTCGAGCCTAAAGCGCCTCGCGAGAATAAACTTCCACACGTCTATGAATCACAAGGATCGTAGCCTCTTCCACTCCTACGCGGAGATGGACCGTGTAGGAAAACAGATTCTCAAGCTCCCCGACAATGTCATGTACGCCGCCAAAATCAAGTACAAGTATTTCAGTGAGCAAACCCTTACACGTGGCGCGATTCGAGTCGGCGTCAAGGCGAACTGCATCTTCCAGGCTTGCCGGGATTTCAACGTGGCCCGTACGACACAAGAGATTGCCGCGGCGTTCGAGATTCCCGTACGTGACATGGCCCGTACGACCGAGATTTTCCTGGTTCAGGTGCCCGAGGCGCGCGTGGCCGTGACGACTCCCGCCGATTTGATCCCCCGCTTTTGGAACGACCTGACGTGCGTCCCCGAAGCGGAGAGGGGCCGCCTCAAGATGCGCACCGTGACTTTGTGCAAAAAGCTCGAGGATTCGGCGGGCCTGCAGGGCCGCACGCCCAAGGCGGTCGCCTGCGCCGTGATATGGACGATAATCAAGGAGCGTGGTGGGATCACAAAGGCGGACCTGTGCAAGATTTGTGACGTTTCAGTTCCTACTCTGACCAAGTTGGAGGCGATAGTAAGTAAGGACTTAAAAGCCTTGACCTAATGTCTTATAATGAGCCAGCCCGTCGTGCTCTTTGTCAGCACGCCATGCTACGGTGGCGTTTGTCTCGCGGCCTACGCAGAGTCCATGCTCCGTCTCCAGCGTCTGTGCGCGCAGCGTGGTATACAGATGATGCTCGACACGACCGAGAACGAATCCCTCGTTCACCGCGCCCGCAACCTCGCGGTCGCCCGTTTCATGCAAAAGACCAAGGCGACCCACTTTCTGTTTGTGGATGCCGATATTCACTTTGATCCCGAGTCGGTCATGCGTCTGATCGACTCCGGCCACGAGATTGCGGTGGCGTGCTATCCTAAAAAGTGCATCATGTGGGACCAGGTGGACGCGGCTTACAAGGCCGGTGACCCGACCCGCGACCCGAATAAGATTGGATCGAGTCTCGTGATGAATTTCAAGTACGCGAATACTCCAGTGCTCAACGGATTCACCGAGGTCTTGGACGGGCCGACAGGCTTCATGCTCATCAAGCGCCACGTGTTCGAGAAGATGGAGGCCAAGTATCCCGAGCTGATGTGTCAGAACGACCATCAGAATCGCGATCTCGAGACGTACCATGCATGCTTCGACTGTATGATCGATCCGGTGAGCCGCCGCTACCTGTCCGAGGACTACGCCTTTTGTCGGCGCTGGCAGCAGATGGATGGAAAGATTTTCGCCGACGTCACGACGACCCTGGGTCACGTGGGGAACATTCGGTTTCACGGGGTGATGGACGAGCGACTGAAGTAGTTGCGCGCGTACCACGCGTTCACGCCCGTCGCCTCGCAAGCGAGGTGGAACGCGGCCCCGCTCACAAACACGGCGGGCACGGGGCCCATGAACCGGCTCACAATCATAAAAATAAGAACAAGGAGAGCACCGACAACGACCGCCTCGAGTGTGAGGAGAGCCAATGATTTCATAGTTAAAAGGTTCCGACATTTTATTTATAATGTCCGTGATTCACATATGTGCCGTCACGCGAAACAAGTCTATTAGCGCGACGACACTGCACACTATGATGAATATCCATATGATCTGTATGATGAAGGGGAAGCACCTGGACATTTCTTTCGTGAATGATCGGGCCGGTCTTCCGAAGCTCATCAAGTCGGGTGAGCGCATCATCTGGCTGGAGTACGGGACGAACCTTGACGACAAGTCGATCCACAAGGCGATCGATCCGTTCGATAAGGGTATGCAGGTCCTGGTATTCCCGGCTGTCCTGGAGGGGATCAATTGGGACCGATTTGCGAAAAAGACGAAGGAGGGGTCCACCGAGGGGGCCTGCCAGCGCGGCCTCGAGTTTGACACCGAAGTGGGCAAGAAATTGGCCGAGTCTCTTTACGAGGTCAAGAGCACCACCGCACGTGTGTGGGCTATGGACGCCAAACCAGTCGACAAAAAACTGCGCGGGGACAAAATCCCAGTAAAGCTCCCTCTCGATGAAACTATGTTTTGTACACTGCAGGGGCTTGGCATCAAGGTGGGTGCAGTAACATCTGCAACAGTCATCTGTCACTTTGTACACGAGTGCGTCGGAAATATCCTCGAAACGTCCGGTGTGGAGCTCAGGCCCTAGAGAGACCGAGACGGAGCCGTGGTCCCGGACTTAGAGACACCTGGCCCCTGATAAATATGCAACAGGCTGTAAAGGCCTATATACAACAGTCGTGGGAATCGGTAGATGCTGACCGATTCCCAGGACCGCAGCCCGTCTCAATAGAGCGACGGCACTTTGTAGAGTTTAAAAAAAGAGAATATCTCGTCTGTGAAAAGACTGATGGGGTGCGACACATGCTCGTGAGCTGCGAGCACGAGGGCCGCCGCGTCACCGTACTCGTGAACCGTGCGTTCGCCATGACGCCGGTCAGTACCATGATCCCACGGGGGACCATACTCGATGGCGAGCTCGTGGAGCTCAAGGCTGGTGGAAAACCCGTGTTTCTCGTGTACGACTCGGTCGTCGTCAAGGGTGTGGATGTGCGGCGGCAGCCCCTCACGGCTCGGCTCGAGGCGGCGCGCGGCCTGCTCAAGAGCGTTGTGCGATCGACAAAAGATCCGTTTGATATTAGAATCAAAACGATGATTCCGCTCGGGGACTTTGCGTCGGGGTTGCCGCCACTCGATTCGTTCCCGTGGGTCACGGATGGTCTGGTGTTCACACCCGTACCAGACCCCATCCGCATGGGAACGCATGAGACTCTATTCAAATGGAAGCCCCGCGATCGTATAACCATAGACTTTTTAGTTCGGAACGGCCGGGAGCTCTTCGTGCAGGATCGCGGGACCGAGTACAAGGAGGCGGAGCTTCACAGGGGGCGAGGGTCCCCATACCCGGACGGCTCGATCCTCGAGTGCGGATACGGCGATCTGGGATGGGAAGTGGAGAAGATCCGGACCGATAAGACGTATCCAAATAATCGTCGGACTTACTTTCGAACCTTGGTGAACATCCGAGAGAATATTCAGTTGGCCGAGTTTGCTGTCTGTACATAGCCATGTAGAACTGCCCTCTGAGCGGGGGCTCTTTTAATTCATGAATGGAGTCATCGTCCTTTATGACCCACTTGTCCCCATTTCGCACCGCGACCGCATAGTGTCCCCCGTGCATCATCCCTGCGTGCAGCACGACCGCGAACAGACGGCGCCCTTCGAATATTTCAGGCAGGATCACGGTCGACCTGGGCCCGTAGACCCCGAACGTAAAGCTGACCACGACGGGCCACTCTGTGACGCGTTGGCACACTGCCGCCACGTGGTGAGTCCGACCCTTGTCGTCCGTGTAGCCGGGAAGGGCCGTGTGTTTGGCGCGGCGGACCAAAAGCTCTTCAAGCGTAACCTCACCCGACTCACCGGTCGTGGGGAACATCACGGACACAAAGTCGTCTGTTCGGGTCGACCTTCCACCGGGGTAGACGGTCTCCTGCTCCTCCCGTCCAGTGAAAATTCTTATTTTTAAAGTTTTTTCAAAAATATCAATAAAGTTGAGGATAACCTCTTGGGCATCGTGTTGACCTGTACCGGCAAAGTGTGGAAAACGTGTCGTGAAGGCACGGTGCAAGGGCCGAGGATCAGGGACACCAGACCATATCTGTCTGACCAACTTGCTAAACTCTCGCGTCACATCACAAGGTCCCTTGTAGTCGGACCTTGCCAAGAGGGGCACGTGCGCTAGGCACTGCACGGCCGTGTTGAAATAGCAGGTATTGCCGAGATTCGGCAAGCCCTTCATCGCGCCTTAAAACAGAGCCGCTCTTAAACTTTAACATGGAAACCGCGCGCCGCCTCTACGAAGCCTGGGAGCCCCTCATTCGTCGGCACGCCTCTTCCGATCACGTCGAGATTGAAATTCGACTTGGCCGCAAGACGCCCACCAAGTTTGACACGAACGTCGGCCGTGAGGCTTTTCAGAAGATCCTCACGGCTCTGGACACCTATCAGGGCTGGGAGTCTCGGAGTCAAAAGACGTACTCGGTCTATTACGGTTCAGGTAACAAGCGAATCACCGTGGATGAAGCCACTGATGAGTCGGTTGCGGTGACCAAGACGCGCGTGGCGGTCTCGGACTTTGGCCTGGACGACAGCCCGTTTGACGTGCGTCTTGGGATTTCGACCGAGGTTCCATACGAGCAGGATGACGAGGAGATGGCGAGCGTCAAAGAGAAGCGCCGCTGGTCATTTGTCCGCAAGAACCTTTCGATAGATCTTTCGCAGATCAAGGGTGACCCGGATGACCCCGACTCGGACGAGGACACCACGTGGCACGTCGAGTTGGAGATTATCAACCCACGTGATATTGGCGACGCCAACAAGCTTTTCGCAATCCTCTACAAAATTTTCGATATTCTAAAGTGCGTTTAGCGCTCGGCCCGAGCCGCTGCGCGACGATTCTTGTTCTTCTGGTTCAGGGACGTGCGGTACGCCACGAGGTTCCGGTAGTTTGCCGCACCAAACGCCGACCTGCGAGCGGCCAGCCACTCCTGACGCGCCTTGGCCGTCTTTAAGCTGTTCAGTTGGGCCTTGGCGCCGCTGACGTTCAGAGGCTTGTTTGGCGACGCGGTGTAATTCATCCAGTTCTGGTAGAATCGGTCGTTCAGGCCTTTGTTGGCGAGGTAGGACCACGAGTAGCGATTGGAGGCGCCTATGTTCAGGCCAAGGTTGGCTATGGCGTTCACCAGATTCTCCGCATTGGCGGTTCTCGGCACGGGGTAGTTCTTGTTCTCGCGCGGATCCTTCTTAGCCTGTTTGATCGGGCCAACCGCCGGGGCGTTGGTGCGCACGACTGGCGCGGCGCGCTTCTTGCGTTCAGGGCCCAGGCGCTTCGTGCCTATGTTGGGGATATTAGGGCTGCCACGGTTGACAGGGTTCCATGCAGGCACGCGCACTACGAGGCCCGTATTGAGGTTTTCGCGCTCGAATGCAGCGCGCCCCCCCTGTGGCAGGCTCGCGTTCAGCCAGGCTTGCATACCGCGACGGACCGCATCCTTCGTAGGCAGGACCCCCTTGGCGTTGGGGGTCGTACCGAGGCGCACGAGGTGGGTCTTGTATGCGGTGTGCATGTTTGAAGGGAGCCAGTTCGGTACCCGGACCGCCTCGGCGTACGCCCTGCGCACATTTGACAGCTGCGCGTTCATGCTCTGGGCCCGCTTGAAATTCCGGGCGGCCTTTTCGATCGTGGGCTTGAGCGGGCGACCGCGTGCACCCTTGGGCAGGTTCTTTATCACCGCCACGAACTTGTTGACCTGGGCCGAGTTTGCGTTGCCGAGTATTTCCTGCGCCATCAGTGTGTATTCGAGATTCTTGGCGAAGTTGGAATTGTTTGAATTCACGGACCGGGCGGACGTCGCTGGCTCGTTGGCCCGACCAGCCACGGCCTCGTTACGCGCCTCTTCCTGCATCTGACGCTTGGCTCCCATAAGGTAGTTGAACTTGGCGCCGCGATTAACTTTTTCATACTCTTCCAGTTTGAAGGAGTTGAGCATGCCCCGGGCGATCGCCGCCTGCTCGTCCGGCTTGAGCGTGACCCACTGACGAATGCGCGCCCCGCGCTTAACGCGACCGTTCGCCATCAGGGTCACCGGAACGCCGTTGATTTCGGTATTTGGGGCGTTCGTATAGGGCTTGAGAAATTTAGAAATGAGCTCGGCGATTTTTGCAAGCGACTGGCGCTCGCTCACTTCCGCAATTCCAATATTACGCGCAATCTGAACGAGTTCTGGGCGCGTGTACCGATCGTACTGTCTGCCGTTTATACGAACCGTCCCCTTGGCATTGTAATTCATCCAGTGTGTAGGCTTTTTCCAGTTGCCTGTGGGCTCGTTGGCCGGACCTGCGGCGCTGTTGGGCGTTCTGGGGATGCTGAACAGGTTCCGGACCGAGTTGGGAATGGCCACACCCGCCTTTTTATACGCCGCCGCGACCGTCTTGCGCGACGCGGCGATACCCTTGGGCATCTGGTAAAAGTAAGGGCGACCCCCGGGACCAGGCTTGACGTAGTAGCCCTCCTTGGTGGAGGTCCAATTGGGCGCGCGCCGCCCCTCCGTCTTGGGCGGAGGCGCCTCGGTGCCCGTGATGGCGAAGAGGTTGCGGACCTTTTGCGGAATAGGCACGCCTGCATCAGCATACGCCCTGATCATCTTGGGTCTGACGAGCTTGAGGTTCGCCACCATGGGGTAGAAGCGCGGCTTGCCGTTCGCACCGGGTCGAACGTAAAACCCTTCACGATCGTTGTTCCAACCCATCGCCTGTGAGTAGCGCTCCGCGCCCTGGGCCCGCTTCTTGGCGAGGTTCTTGCGCGCGGGCTTGGGGAGGTTCGGCGCGCGATTGTAGTCGCGCCCCCCTCCAAAATTCCTCCCGTACTTGAACACCTTGAACTTGTCCACGAGGTACTTGCTGAACATCTGTTGTAGAATTTCGGAGGTGGCACCCACTTCCTTGAGGCTCTTGAGCCCCTGAGTCAAAATCACACCATTCGTGTAAATAATGAGGCTGGCACGGGGATCAGACCATTTGATATATGCACCGGGCATGAGCTCGGGCTCGTATTGCACCTTGGGGATCTTCGAGTTGGGTACACGCCGGACAATCTCCGACACGAGCTCATCAAGATTGAACTTGCGGCTGACGTACAGACGCGTGTCAATCTTTACCATCTTTATCGGGACTTTGATAATGCCCGGGTAGTACGTCTTTTCGAGCAGACGGATCACGCGCTCGTATGGTCCCGTGCTGCTAATCTGCATCTTGCCGTTTTCAACATGGCTGACGTAGGCGGTCGACGCGGGATTTTTAAACTCCACAGAGAAGGCCCAGCGTTTCACCTTGTCGAGGTTGGCCTCACCGAGAGGCCCGCCGGCGCGGTTCTGGAGCTTGCGGACGATGGGCAATTGACCGGTCGTGCTGTAGCCGAGGAGCTCCTTGACGCCCGTGGGAAGGGGCTCTGTCGACAGGTCGTGAAAAGGCACGTCGAGAGAAATGATCGTCGACGTGATGACCGGTTTGGTGAGTGCGTAATCAAAGTTGTTGAATTTGTTTACGAACTCGCTGGGTTTCGGCGCGCGCTTGCGGGCCCAAGCCGCCTGAATCTTCCGGGCAGCCACGTCCCTGTTCATTATTAGATTGCGGTATTTAAATCCTGGGCCAGATCCAACCCGTACACGAACGGCTGGGTCGCCATGGTCGTCTCGCGCCACGTGGTTCCTGGCCGGACCTCGAGCTGCCGCGAGCTGAAGGGCCCTGCGTAAAAGTCGGGGTTGAACCGAGGCCGACCCAGATTGTTCGCTTGGCAGTGCTGGTTGAATGCCGTGACGAACATCTTCTGCGGGCAGCACAGGTTCGGCCCATACACGACATTCTCCGAGGCCAGAAAGTGCTGGAGGGTATTCGTGACCATCGCCACCTGCGTCTGGATCTCGACAAAGTACTTTGGCAAGACGTTCCAGATGTCCTGATCCGAGAAGCGCTGGGCGTAGTCGAGATACGCGCGCACGCACTTGCACAGAATGATGGCCATCTCGGAATCGAGCTTGTCATCTAGGTGCGGGTCCGCCTCCGCCACCTGACGACCAAAGTTCCAGGTCACGAGGCGACGCAGCACGGAGCCCGAGTTGTCGCGCCAGTTGGGCACCTCGTTACCGGCCAGAATTCCCGGCACCTTCCAGGTCAGACTCTGGGCCGTCTTGTTCTTGCGGGCGATGCTCATGTCCTCACCGCTGACGAGAGACTGGAACTCAGCCTGCTCAAGGGCCATGTCGCCCTTGATCTCCGGTGCGATGAACATGAAACCATCGTAGATGGACTCGAGGCCAAACTTCTTCTCGATGTTGTTGCTGAGTGTCCGGACATCCTGACCTTCGTAAAACTTTTTACAAATTTTTGTAATAATTGTAGACTTGCCTGAACGAGCGATACCCTTGAGGAAGGGGATCACCTGCCACGAGTCCATGTCATTCAGGTCGAAGCACAAGCGGCCGCAGAAGACGTAGAGCCACTTGCAGACATCCTTGCTGAATCCCTGGTAATTCATGACGGACTGCATGTGGGGCGTGGGAATGTCATACCAGTCGCGCGTGTCGATCGCGCCCACGTCAAAGTCCTGATCGAAATACTTGGAGCTGACGATGGTCGGGTCGAGGTGCTTGAAGTTTTCGCTCGTGTACTCGTAGAATCGAGTGGCATACCGGCCCTCCTTTTCATCCAGGAACTTGCCGACGAAGATACCGTTGCGAAAGGACCACACGGCCCTGTTCTTCTTGATCTGAGGAAACTGTAGATCGCGGCAGTTGGTCAAGTGGCGGATCGTATCAGTCACGATGGAACCCTTACTGGTCATGTGCTTCCACATGTCATACTTCTCCTCCTTTTGCGAGTAGTAATAGACAAAGTCCTTGATCTCCATGACGGGCTTCCACGCCTTGGTCAGGTGGCCCTCCTCGGTCGCAATCTGCTTGCAGCAGTGGTCACCGTACCGGCGCATCTTGAGCTTGTAAGCCTGGTCGAGTAGGTACAGAAGGAACTTCTGGAACGAGCTGGTATCCTCCTTTTCCGTGGAGGGGTCGCCCAGACCCATCGTCTGGCACCTGAAAATCTGGGACTCCATGTCACCCTTGATCGGCACGTACGTGGGGTGGTTGATTCGCTCGTAGGTTCGAACCCAACGGAAAATCATCTCGTACGTGTCGTCCACGGTCTCGATGAGGCGTGTGACGCGCTGGCCGAGCCGAAACTCCAGACCAGTGACGTCAGTGCTTGCATCATCGCGGATGCCGAGCTCCCCGGCACGATGGTAAACGTCAGACAGAATTGTGACAAAATTCCGCCGCTGGTTACCGATCGTATCAATATTTACATTTTGAATTTGGCCATCTTCAAAGCCGAAGATTTGGGCACCGTTGACCCACGGGACGTACTTGTCCCCCTTGACGTTCAGACACATATGATCCTCGAGCTTCGTCACAAAGGCGTTGAGCCGCTCGGCGTTCATATTGACGATGTCCGAATGGTGGAGTTCCATTCGGATCTCGTTTGTTTTTTCAGGAGTCGCGTGGTCGATCGTCTGCACGCGCTCCATTTCTAAGTTAGCGTCACATATTTTTAAGCGGGAGGCGCCGGTGGAGCCTTGCTCAGGACACTCAGAATCTTAATCAGAATTTTGTTCTGCATCTCCAGGGCCACCTTGACCCCGACCATGGCACTGGCGACCGTCTCCCCATCCTCGGTCGTGAACATCTGGCCCAGGGCGTCCAGGAGGTCACCACCGTCATCCATCTCCATCTCCTCGTCAAAATCCATCTCCTCATCCTCGGGCACGTCTTCGATATCGGGCTTGGCGGACATTTGAAATTATCAGAGAGTTTTGTTTTAGTTTTTAGGCGCGGGTGCTTACAGGGGCAGGCCCTTGCTGACCATGGCGTTCTTGAGGGTACGGTAAGCGTTAGCCAGCTGGGCGTTGGTATTAGCCGCCGCAGCGTTGGCCACCGCAGCGTTGCCAGCCGCCACCGCAGCGCCTCTGTTGTTGGTGGCGTTGGGGCTCTTGGCGGCGTTCAGGGCGGCCCGGGCCGCATTATTATTAGCCTTGGCGGCGTTCGCCTGAGCCTTGGCGTTGACATTCTGAGCGGCGACGACGTTGGCCTGGGCCGCCGCCACGCCCATGCTCGCGTTGGCCGCCTTGTTGCCAGCAGCCACGGGCACGATGCCATCCTGTACCGCACCAGCCATGGCGCCGGCGTTCGCGGCATTGGTCTTGGCCGCGGTCATCATAGTAGAGTTCATAATTACTCTAGTCCGAGAAATTTTCCCAGGGCGCGTCAGTGATCGGTCCCAAATTTTTTTCTCGGGCCATAGTACAAATGGCCGGTGGACTTATGCAGCTCGTTGCTTATGGCGCTCAGGATGTGTACCTGACTGGGCAGCCCAAGGTTACCTTCTTCCAGGCGGTGTACAAGCGCCACACCAACTTCGCGATGGAGAACATCCAGCAGACGGTGAACGGCACGGCGACCCCCTCGGGCCGCGTGTCCGTGACCATCGCCCGCAACGGCGACCTGGTCGGCAACATGTACGTGTCCCTGCTGCCGGCGGCGGCTAACGTGGCGTCCGACAACTCGTCGGCCGACACCTGCTGGATCGCCGAGCGCGCCATTGCGGCTCTGGAGCTGACCATCGGTGGCCAGCGCATCGACAAGCACTACCAGACCTGGTGGCGCCTGTACGCCGAGACCTTCCTCGGCGAGTCGGACAAGATCAACTACGGCAAGATGACGTCGAGCCCGGTGTCCACCATCAACACGACCAACACCCCCCGCGTGTACCTGCCCCTGATCTTCTTCTTCAACCGCAACCCGGGCCTGTACCTGCCGCTGATTGCCCTGCAGTACCACGAGGTGCGCCTGGACTTCGACCTGACCACGTACTACAGCAACTACTTCACGACCGACTTCCAGGTCTGGGCCAACTACGTGTACCTGGACACTGAGGAGCGCCGCCGCTTCGCCCAGAAGGGCCACGAGTACCTGATCGAGCAGGTCCAGCACACCGGCGGCGACTCGATCGCCACCGTGAACGACTCCGCTCAGCTGGTCCGCCTGTCCTTCAACCACCCGGTGAAGGAGCTGATCTGGTGCTACGCCAACGCCACCGCCACGGTGGTGAACAGCATGTGGAACTTCTCCACGGCGACGGCCAACGTGAACGTGACGGTGAGCCCGCTGGCGTCCACCGGCGCGACCCTGCTGCCCCACGAGGTGGGCTGCCCCCACCTGGTGTCCAATGTGTCCGGCGTGTCCAACGTGTTCTGGGTTGAGGAGGGTGTCCGTGCCGCCGGCGCCGCTGGCTACGAGGTGGGTCCGCTGAACCAGTTCAAGCTGATCCTGAACGGCCAGGACCGCTTCAAGGAGCAGATCGGCAAGTACTTCAACCAGTACCAGCCGTATGTGTACCACACCGGCGTGCCCTACCCGGGCATCTACGTGTACTCCTTCGCGCTGCAGCCGGAGGAGCACCAGCCGACCGGCACCTGCAACTTCTCGCGCATTGACAACGCTCAGGTGTCCGTGGCGCTGAAGAACGGCTCGCAGGCGACCCTGCAGAAGCTGTTCGCGGTGAACTACAACATCCTGAGAATCCAGAGTGGGATGGGAGGTTTGGCGTTCAGCAATTAAACACCCCATAGGTAGAAGGTATGGGAGGTATAAACTAAAAACCATAAAAAGCGGGCCTCGGCCCCAAAAATCCCACCATATATGAGGGGTTTTTGAGGACGATCTGACTTAAAGAAACCACCCACTATAGTAACAAATGGCGGAAGAGACCAAGAGATGTACGAATTGCACGCGGGGCCCTCAAACTCTTGATCAGTTTATCGGTGCACGGGGCAAACCCGTATCTACTTGTGCAAAGTGTCGTGAAAAGGGAAAGAAAGCGGACGCCAGGCCCGACCGCCAGGAGTACCACACGGAGCTTCAAAAGGCCCGTGGCGCGGGCTACTCGAAAAAATCTACCGACAAAAAGAAGACCGACCCAGCGCCACCGGATCATGACCTCGAACAAACGTGCGAATGGTCCAAGAATGAAAAAACGAAAGAGCGTCTGAGTCTGTGGAAACGGCTCAATATTCATGACCGTATCAGTTCTTCAAAGCGCCAGGCTATCGCAAAGGAACACCAGTGGACCATTACCGACGACGAGGCTGAAAAGATGATGACGAGTCCATGCGTCTACTGTGGTCACTTGGACCTGGCGGTCCGGCTGAACGGCATTGATCGCCTGAATCAACAGGGACATTACACAACAGAAAACACCGTGGCGTGCTGCTGGACGTGTAATTTTATGAAGGGGCGTTTCGATCCGCGGACATTCATCGAGCAATGCAAGAAGATCAGCGCATGTGCACACGAGTTTCCGGATGTGCCAATACAGACGAATATAAGACCTCGAAAGTTTACGGGTCCGTCACCAACTCCAGATCAAGAACCGGAAACTCAAACCACTCAAGCCCCATCCCCAGATCCACAGACTCTATAGGAAACGCCAAAAGGACATCCACGTCTATAAACTCGGCCATTTCTTCATCATCCCCGCAGAACAGATTCTTGGCCCGGATCCGCGCCGCCCACGCGTCCTCGAGCTGTATCAGAGATGTCTTTTTACGAAAAGAAATCTGGAGAGTCCGGTCGTCACAGTCTTCGTTGGCGCAGTGCTCTGAGGCGAACGTATATGGCGCCAGATACGTCATCTTATAGAGCTTCTTCTCTAGTTCTTTCTTATTGTAAAGAGCCTGGCAGAGCTCCATACCCTCTTTGTATTGCGCGTCAGTCAGCGACTCCTTGACCGAGTCTATGAAATCAGACACGGAATGCATCTGGTCCTAGACAAAAAACCTCTACAGACTTTAAATGCTCATCTGGCTTTTGATCCTTCTGTCGCTCGCGCTGCTCGCCAAGACGATCAGCCCGTACGTGTCGTTCAGCCCCAAGACCCTCTACACGTCCCCCGTGCCCCACTGGATGCGTGATGTGGACCCAGGTCTGAATTTCAGAGTTTCTGACCGCGCATGATGACTTCGTACTCGAACGTACTGGCGCCAAAGTTTTCTTGCAGGCTCCGTGCGCACTCCACGGTATCGAAACCCGGACTACAGCAAAAAACATCAACATACACGGTCCCGTGCTCGGGGTACGTGTGTGCTGAAAAGTGGCTCTCGGACAGAACGAGAACTCCGGTCGCGCCATGGGGCACGAACTGGTGGAACGATCGCCCTACGACCGAGAACCTGCACTCGTTGGCGACTCGGTCCATACAGGCCTCGAGCTGGGCCACGGTGGTGATTTTCAGGCCCCCCAGGTGTCCGATGAGGTGCTTCATTTATATGTCAAGAGGCCCTCTCCTTTATGGGGTCATGAAGATGGCGCGGAACGTCATGACGGCGAGGGCGGTGGAAAGGGCTAGGAAAAGAGAACCGAAAACAATATTCGGGACGTCCTTGGGGGGTGCGGCACCCGACTTGGATGTAGACAGGGGGTTGTTGGCCTGGTAGACGGTCGCAGTACCGAGTGCAAAGTACAAGACCGTCAGAACAAACCCGAACAGTGCAGTTGCAGACAGCTCGGGCATTTATTATGGCTCGACAAAATAAATAGCCTAGAACCGATTGTACTTGGGCGTGTTCAACACGGTGAAGAACAGGTACAACATGAAAAAGCCGATGACGATGGCGGTGATCGCCTTGATGTTCACGGCCGGGATCTGGCGCCGGCCCGGGTCCAGAAAGTCCTGGATGCCCGTAATCATGAGCAGCACGGCCGCACAGACGTAGATGGCCTTGGCGAGAATCCACGTGTGGAAGCTAGCCGGCTGGATATAGCCACCACGGGGCTGGTTGAACATGCTCGGGTACGAAGCCATTTATTACTTAAGGAGATTTTTATCTGGTCTATTATGAACTTTACGTACCTGGACCCACGGGAGATATTGGAACGTGTGCTCCAGCCACCTGTCCAGCCCCTCGAGCCCATACCGTGCGAGCTCAATGAAAAGTGGAAAAATTTCGAAAAAGAAATTGGCGAGTACAAACTCGAGTGGGCGACGGCTCGCCGCGACCTGGCGATGGCCTCGGCCGAACTTTCGATCAAGCGTGAGGACATCCTACACATGCGCAGCGTCATAGATGGCATGGTGAATACACGTTTAAAGGATAACCTCGAGAAAGTAGTACAGGAGCACGAGGAGGCGGAGGGCATCGAGACGCTGACGCAGCACTGCAGGGAGTTGATGGGCCAAGTGACTGAGATGGAGAAGGTGCTGAAGGATACGCACGCTGAAAGGTACGCATCATTTATTTGCTTTGTTTGTATGGAACGCCCAGTTGACTTGTTCCTGGACCCGTGTGGTCACGTGATGTGCGGGGCCTGTTGGTCGCGCACGTTAAACAAGCGCGAGTGCCCTGGGTGTCGCGGGGCCTTGCGAGACGCTAAAAAAATCTTCACGCTCTCGTAACTCAGTTGGTCAGAGTGTTGGTCTTATGAGAAAAGAACTTTCTCGGAGGGTACCAGAAGCCGCGAGTTCAAGCCTCGCCGAGAGCAGACCCTGTGGCGAAATTGGACATCGCGTGGGACTTCTAGGCGGAAACTCGTTTCTACCCGGTGCCATCCCGAGACTGTGGGTTCGAACCCCACCAGGGCCGCGTAAAATTTCAGAAAATTTCATCCATGTGTATATTGTGGGGACGTAGGACTCTGAATCCTGCAATGGGAGTTCGAGCCTCCCTGGAACCTGTCGACCCGAGCATGTCGTTAAAAGGTTCTTCTGACTTTGGCGCAGTGGTATTTTCACTAGAGCGCTTCGGATTGTAGCTCCGCTGGTCGGGTGTTCGAATCACCCAAGTCAGAACCACTTGCCCCTGTAACTCAGTCGGTAGATTATTAACCGTAAGTGACAGGCTGTTATTTAGTAACGGCGGAAGACCTGTAAGTCGTGCGTTCGAACCGCACCGGGGGCGAATTTTTTTAACTGTCTAGCTCCAGTTAAAAAGATTGTCTCACACTCTACCAATGGAGAAGAAGTGCTCCAAATGTGATATATCAAAACCACTCGAACAATTCCCAAACGACCCGAAATGCTCAGGAGGTAAACGAGGGACGTGTAAAGAATGTAGGTTGAATCAATGGGTGCCCGACGGGGATGAAATTATAGTATGCACGACATGTGGTGAAGAAAAGGTTTATACTCTATTTTCTAAAAAAGGCAAGCAAAAACCATATGAATGCAAGGCGTGTCTGAACACAAGGGAACGTGACAGACGCTCGGGTAACCCAGAGGAATATAATAAAAAGAAACGCGAATCATACCAAGTTAGAAAAAACAAAATAAATGAAACGCGGCGTAAAAACCTGCAGAGGCGCCGTGACGAGGAACCCAGATACAGGGTGATGATGGCGCTCCATGTTAGACTCTACGACGCCGTGAAGCATCAGAGGGGTGTCAAGTCAGCCAAGACTATAGAACTACTGGGTTGCACTGTCGAACAGTTGCAGACATTCATCGAGGCGGAGTTCACCGATGGCATGACGTGGGAAAACTATGGCGAGTGGCACATAGATCACATCCGCCCGTGCGCATCGTTCAACCTCGAGGACCCCGAAGAGCAAAAGAAGTGCTTTCATTGGACAAATCTCCAGCCTCTTTGGGCATTGGATAATATCAGGAAGGGTGACAAGTGGGAAGAGCCTACGCATTCCATGCATTAGGCACCGAGCGCCGTGCCGGAGATCGGCCGCGCGAAGATGCCCGTACAGGCGACTTGCTCAGGGGCGCGTTCGCGCGCCCACCGGTGTTCACCTGGCGCCCGACCCAATTCCAAAAGTTGATCGTCTTTTGATGTTTCTCGATACTGTTGGCGTTGAGACCCTTGAGGCCCGCACGGACCTTCCAGTTGGCGTTGTTCATCGCGACCCGGCGCGACTTGAGAATCTCATGAATCATGTGTTTGGCGGCAATCCGCTTGTTCATGTTCAGCCCCGTGATGTTCTTCATCATGCCACGGGCCAAGTCAAACTGCTTATTCTGCCAGGCCTGAAACATCGTCTTCGGAACGCCCCTGATTATTTTCGAACGGTTTGCGATGCTATTGCCGCGAAGGGCCACGCGGTTGTTCAGAACGAGCCACACACCGTGCGGATCGGGCTTTCCAGGTACAATCTTGTAGCGGGCCCCGGAATTCACGGGTATGTAGAAACGGGGCGCGACTGCGTTGAAAACGCTCCACCACTCACGGACCAAGAGGTTCCTCGGCTTGTTTGGAGCACTCATTCTATATAAAGATGACCGGAATTAATTTGAATAATGAAGGTGCGTATCCCCGCGGCTTTGCGCGAGCAAGTCTGGCTGGCCTTTTGCGGGGATCGGCTCTTTAAACACAAGTGCCTCGTCACGTGGTGTGAAAACGTGATGACGCCCTTTAATTTTGAGGTGGGTCATAACGTGCCCGAGTCCAAGGGTGGTGCGACCGATCTGAATAACCTCAGGCCCATCTGCGCCAAGTGCAACCGATCTATGGGTGACGAGTACACGATCGATCAATTTTCAGCCTTGTCAAGTGCGCGTGATCACCGCCATCTCTGGGAGTGTTTCCGGTTAAAAGAAAACGACGTCTAGGTAATAAGATGGCCGAGATCTTTCGGTTTTACCCGGAGGGCAAGACCCTATTCATCGAGGTCCTCGGCAACGAATACCTGAAGCGTCAGCCGGCCAATCCAGATGACGCTCAGAAGTTCGCCGAGGGCCTGAAGCCCATCGTGGCACAGGTCGAGGACTTGGTGCGGTCCCAAAACATGCGAGAGGTTCTGATCCTGAACCTCAAAGGCGTTGGGCTCGCGTCTCTGAACACACAGACGACGAGCCAGCTTGTGAGTCTCTTGTACACGATCCGCTCAGACGACGAGGCCTTCCTGGACCGTGTGGAGATTCAAAACTCGAATCCGCTCTTTGAAATGTTCTACGGGCAGGTCAAGCGCAACCTGCCACAGAAACTCGTCGAACTAATTACCTTTGTGAATTGAAAAGTTGCGGACGGTCACGGGGGCCTCACGCCAAAAAGTCTTGGGGTCTGTTTCGTAAAGCTCAAAAAGTCTTTGATTGTCTTCTTGGCGGAGAATCTCAGGATCCCGGCCTTCGCGGTCCTTGAGGCCGACGGGAAAGTCCTCGAGTAGGACCGTCTTGAGGGCCATCAGCTCCGGTGAATAAAGACAGGCCAATTCGTAGCCTATATCAAGATCAAGCCCGTCTGGCTCGGTCTTGACCCAAAAGTGTTCGCAAATTTCGCCTGAAGAAATACAGTACCCATGGACTACACGCGCCTCTATTTTTTGAGCCGCCAAGTACTTCATGAGTACTGCACAGTGATGGACGACGGTCCCGCCGATTTTATTCAATTTCATACGCTGGGCAATTCTTTTCAAGTCCAGATCCATTGAGAGGGGCCCTGAAAAAAAGGAGGTTCTGTGTACGCGAGGCTCACAGCCCCGACACCCCAAGTACCCAAACAAACATGGACCTCAAGGCTCTCCGCACCCCTACCCACACAGCCCTCGAGCTCGCGGCCGCGCGCGCCAGTACACAGTCCCGGGCACCGCGCCTCGTGCACTCGGCGGTCAAGTCTGCCCGTGTCCTCGAGCCGGTGGCCCGCTCTGAAATATGGAAGCAGTACCATGCGGGCGCTATCCGGGACGGCCACCCCGAACCCGAGCGCTTTGCTGACGCGGCGGTGCGCGAGCGAACACAGACTCTGCTCAAAAAAGAAAAGCGCTCTAAGGTGGCGTTCCTGAGCGACCCGCCCAAGCCACCCACAGCGGCGATGGAGGCCAGCGGCAAGCCTTCAGCCCGCAACAAGATGGTCGGAGCCAAGTGCCAAGCCAAGACTCTCGAGGGCCGCCAATGCGGCTTTGCGGCCACCTGCGGCCCCTTTTGCAAAAAGCACGCGCCCAAGGAGCCGCCGCGGCCCCCTTTCCAGCTCGTGACCGACGCGCGCCGCTTCACCAACGCCCGCCTCAAGGGCTTCTTGAACGCCAAGCCCTCCGTGGTGAACAAGGTGCTCGGGCCGCCGAACGGCCTCCCCAACGACTTGATAGAGGCTGAGTGGAAGCTAGTGTTTTCTGACGGCACACCCGCCACCCTCTTCTACAGCCGGTCCGACCCGTCGCTGCACGTCTGTGGAGAAGACGTGGGTGTTATCGGCCGGGTCCGCCAGCTGCTCGCGCTCTAAAAACTTCTAGCGGTGTAATAGAGACATGGACTGGAACTACATATGGGCAGCCCTTTTCATCAACTTTATCCTTGTCCGCGTCGTCCCTAAAATAGTGACGAAGCCCACAGGTTTCGGACCCGTGGATGACGTCGTCCTTTATCTGAATACCCAGGATGGGTTCCTTCTGAGCTCTAGCCTGGTCCTGGCCCTCGTTATTTACCTGACTCACTACTGGATGGACAGCAGCTCGGTGGGCACGGTGGTCAAGAGCCCGGTCGTGTAAGAGTGGTCCCAGGACACTATGCGCTGCTCGTAGCAAGCGGCCATTTTACTGACCAGATCCTCGTATACGGGGTGGCCCCACACGAGATCCTTGGTGAATAGAAAATCATCAAAACCTATCGGGCCTAATTTACACTCGACGACGAAAGGAGTCTGCACGTACTCCTTGAGCCCCCCATAGTCGGTGATCACGACCGGTTTGTTACGGAGAGCCGCCTCTACGGCCCCCATACCAACCCCTTCGGAGTGTGAGCAATTCACGTAGCAGTGACCCTTGGCATGCACGTTTTCCATTTGCTCGTCAGACAAAAGTCCGTTGATGACCGTCACCTGCGGGTGGTCGATCTGCACGGGGCGCGTACACGTCGCCTTGATGAGCAGTCGCGCCCCAGGGAAGTTCCCCACGGCCCGAATCAGAGCGTTAATATTCTTGCGTGGATCGGCCACATTCCCGATAGTATAGAAGATGTAGGGTTTCGTCATGAGATTGACACGGGGTGCAGACGGTCCCTCGGCGAACAACCGCAAGATCCGCCAGTCACCTAGGGGGAATTGTTTCTCTAGGACCCTCTGACAAAATTCAGAAGCCACATGGAGTGTGTGATACCGGTCGACCAACATGCCATAGGACGGGTGGACCGTCTCGGTTTCGCAAATTGTCATATAGATCATCTTTGAGCAATACTTGGCGTACTGGTCAACGAGGTCGAGCTGGTCGGCCAAGGGCAGAACAAAGGCGAAACCAGTCGTGTATTTTTGGTGTTTAGGAACCTGGCCAAACTCGACGTACTCGCCATCGGGCACGAGGCGGCTGTACCGCTTCGTCACCTGCCCTATACCGGCGAGGGTCGTCGGTCCTATGAAAAGCCACATTAATTACTGAGACTCTTTACCCTTTAGGTCAGCGAGCATCATGCGCCCAGCCAGATCTTCGAAGCTGACCTTCGGGCTCCATTTCAGAATATCACGGGCGCGCGTAGGGTCGGCCTGCAGGAGGTCAACCTCGGCCGGGCGGTAAAACTCGGGATTTACACGAATCACGAGGTTTCCGTTGGACCCATCATACGCCTCCTCGTCCGGGCCCGTGCTTCGCCACAGGAGGCGCAGACCGGCCGCCTTGGCCGCCGCCTTGATGAAGTCCTTGATCGTGTGGGTCTGGCCCGTGCCAATCACAAAGTCGGCCGGCTCGGGCACTTGGAGCATAAGCCACATCGCCTCTACGTAATCCTGGGCGTGGCCCCAATCGCGTCGAGCATCGAGGTTGCCGAGCTCGAGGACGGGTGGGTTCGCGTCACCAGCCGCCACCGCGCGCACGTACTTGGCGAGACCGATGGTCGTCTTGCGTGTCACAAAGTCCTCACCGCGCCTCTCCGACTCGTGGTTGAACAGGATCCCAGAGCACGCGTAGAGGCCGTATGACTCGCGGTAGTTGCGCGTGATCCAGTAGCCGAAAAGTTTCGACACGCCGTACGGGCTACGGGGCCAGAAGGCCGTCTCCTCGTTTTGGGGCGCGGGCGCCTTGCCGAACATTTCAGAAGTGCCCGCCTGATAAAACCGAATCTTTCTCTGAAAACCAGACTGACGAATAGCCTCGAGGATACGGAGGGTCCCGAGAGCGTCGACGTTGGCCGTGTACTCGGGCTGGTCGAACGAAACCTTGACGTGCGACTGGGCACCTAGATTGTAAATCTCTAGGCGCTCAAATTGTTCGAAAGAGTTGACGAGTGCAATCATCCGGGCCGTATCGGTCAGGTCGCCGTCGACCACGTGAAAGAACGGATTGGTCTTGAGGCGCTCTATGCGCTCGTGCTTCTTCTCCGAACAGTACCGCGTCAGGCCGTATACGATATAGCCGCGTTCGAGCAGGAACTCGGCGAGGTAACTCCCGTCCTGGCCAGTCACACCCGTGATGAGTGCCGCGTGCATTAACGGTAAAGAGAGGGGAGTTTTTAACTTCAGTAGCAATAAAAAAACTCTCCAAAGGTAGATGACGTTGGCCAACGTCCTCGCCATGACTGTGGCTGAGATTTTTGGAAATGCAAATCTCAAGCACTTTGCGGGTGGTGCTGGCCACAACGGCCACCTGGTTGGCGGGTGCGTCGGGTACGCCTGCGTCATGTATTTTTTGATTCAAAGTTTCGCCACGACATCTATGCTCGTGACGACGTTCCTATGGGAGGGGATGATCGCTGTACTCGGGTCGGCCTACGCTCTCTTCGTCCTCGGTGAGCGCTTCACGTCATGGATCCAGTATCTGGGCGTGGCCCTCATGGTCCTGGCCATGTATATGATTCACAAGGGTTAGAGGACCGGCTCGTCTTGAATATAAGATGGACGAATTCCAAAAGCACGTACTTCACCGTCTAGACAACTTAGAGGGTGAACTGCGGGAACTGCGGGACGTGACTTGGCCCGTGTGTCAGGCGAGACTCGACGGCCAAAATTCTATGAACAATATTTTTCAAAAGAAAACTCTTCTCAGGTGGCTGGACGTCGACGAGATACGGAAGCTACTATGGTCCAAGGGGCGGCTCATGGGTCTCAATCGAGACCAAGTCGCGTCCGAACTTCGTGAGATCCTGGTAGTGGAACCTCTGGCGGACGCGGTATGAGGTCTGTCTTGCCATCGGTGTGCTTGCCTCGGGCGATGAAATCCTCGAACGTCTCGGGAGTTTGGTGCTCGTGGTGGCCATCCTTGGCGTGCGCGTACGTCTGGAACTTGCGCCAGATTCGCATGGGTGTGCCAAAGCTGCTCAGGTGCCACCCTGCAAACTGAAAGACGGGAAACTTCCACCGATTGTCCCGGAAGTAATTGGGGCCCATGCGTCTCATGAGCTCTACATTCGTGATGACGGTCCCGAACCAGGGCTCGCCCGTGAAGAGGTACTTGAGGCTGTACTCGAACATCCACATGTGGACCGAGCAGACTATGTGTGGCAGCCGCTCAAACGGCACCTTTGACATGTCCGGGATCTCGTCCACGTCACTAATCATGATGAGGGACTCGGGTGCGGCGTCCTCGATGCCCTTGAGGATCGCCTCACGTTGATACTTTTCACGGGACCACGGGTTTGGGTCCTTTGGTGCCTCCTCGGCCGTCACTATGACGTGCGTAATCTTCGGGAGCCACTTGGCAAAGCGCTCTTTATTCGCCTGAAAGTGGAGCTCCTTCGGACCTCCCACGTGGTTCACCTCTGCTTCGACGAGTACGAAACGATCAACGTACTCGTCGAGCATCTCAAGCCGAAGCTCGAGTAGATCCAATTCGTCCGAAAACATGAAGGCGTCAATCAGCATGGTGGTGGCACCGTGTACTTATAGTAAAGCTTACCCTTAACTTCGAGATCTTTCAAAATTTTCGCGTTATTTTCTTTGTGGCCGCCCGGCCCCGCCACAACGTGCAGAGCGTCCGACTCAAAGCCGTAGCCAAACTGGCGGATGTGCTGGTTGAGGTTGCACTCGGGCACGTAGACCGTCTTGCGCTGTATGCCCGCCTTTTCGAGCAGGTTGCACAGGAGCATGTCATCGTGCCACGTCACGTCGAGGAGCTCCTTGAACTCGGGTAGAGCGTCCTGGACCCACCGGGCCTTGACGATTACGGCGCCGTAACCCTCGAGAACGTCGAGCGGCGCGCCGTGCTGTCGCGGAAAGTGGTCCCGGAAGTAATCTTCAAACTTGAAGCCAGAGAGGCCCCATGCGGACTTGGTGTCGATCTGGTGCCATTTGAGGAGGTTACGGGCCAAGTGCGGGTCATATGTCGTGTCGTCGTCGACGTAGATGATAAGGTCGTCGGGAAGCAGCTTGAGCGCCGGAGCTATGAACTTTGTGCCCGGCCCAAAGTCTTCACAGTCTCTGTTGATTATAACCTTGTCGTGTAGGATCTCCGGAACCTGGCCGTCCCAGTCGGGGAATCGTGTGTACCGACGCGGGATATTGACCCAGACCTCGTGGCACGTCTGCAGGGTGAGGGCCTCGAGGATGGGCCCGAGCTTGTCGAAACGGCTGGGGATGGTCGTGAGACTGATAACGACCTTCATTTAGGCAATAAGACTATTTCATCTTTAATATAACCATCGTCGAGGTCCCACGAAGCGCCGTCTATCGTGAGTTTTCGAGCGCCGCACTGAATCAGGGCACCGGCCCCCACCCGTAGGCAATTGGCGCCTATGCCGATACGAATCAGAGCCGTCACGTCGTAGCCGTCGGCCCATGACTCATGTATAGTGACGAGCTTGCGTGCAGGCCCCTCATGGCCCGTGTATAGAGTCGTCGACTTTGGACAATATTTAGCGCCGTCGTGAAACCCCACGACACCCGGAGAATCGTTGCTCTCCGTAGAGAACGTGTTCGCCTCGGCCCAAGTCGGCATACGCGCGCCCCTGTGCACACAGTGACTGGCGAAAAATACGTCTTCGGGAAAGATGTTCGGATCGGGTGTGACGTCGGGGGGCGGGCCGTGACGCGCGGCAATGTCGGCCATGAGCGCCGGGTCCCGCAGGGAAAACCCACCGTTACCCTGAAAAACGCGCCTATCACCAGTTGGAAAGTGATTCCACGGGGAGCCTATATACGCGTAGTCCATAAACTTCAAAAAATCATTCTTACGGATACCCGTATCAACGTTGAATATGAGCACACGTGCGCCATGCATACGGGACCAAGTGTCCGGTCTGAGCATGAACGCGTTCCACGTGGCCCGTGTCAGGTTCCGACCAATATTAATAAAATTTACATTTGTTTCGGGTCCGATTATCGACTTGATCCGGGCCTCGTTGTCGGGCGAGTGGAAGATGGTCAGACTGGCCCACGGGAGCATGCATGAAAAATTGGACAGGGCGTACGCGAGGTCGGCGTGATCACGAGTTTCGATGAGAACGCCCTCGAGTGGAGCCCGTGCCGGGTGCGTCTTGAAATCACATTCCCATTTTTTAGAAGAGAATTCAGCCCACGAGCTCATAAAGATGATACTCCATTTGACTTTAGATGGCTGACAAGAAGGTGTGGTACGCACCTAATAAGTTCGAGTCCTACGGTCAAGAAGAGATCAAGGCTGTCACGGACTGTCTAAACGACGGTTGGCTCGCGGGTTTCGGCCCCAAGACGGTTGAATTTGAAAATAAAATTTCAGAATATTTTGGAAAAAAGTTTGGAGTGTTTGTAAACTCGGGATCGAGCGCCTGCCTTCTGGCCCTGGCCGCCCTGGACCTGCCTGCTGGCTCCGAGGTGATCACGCCGGCCTGTACATTCTCCACGACGGTCGCGCCCATTATTCAACTGGGGCTCCGTCCTGTATTTTGTGACGTCATGCCCACGGCATACGTCCCGTCTGTTGACGCCGTCCTCGAGAAGATCACGCCCCGGACCAGCGCCATCATGCTTCCGAACCTCATCGGAAACTTGGCCGACTGGCGGAGTCTCCGCGAGCGCCTTCCCAGACCAGACATTTGGATCGTGGAGGACTCGGCCGACACCATGATCCACTCACCGTGGTCTGACGTGTCGACCACGAGCTTTTACGCGAGCCACATCATCACCGCGTGTGGGTCGGGTGGCATGGTGATGTTCAACAACGAGTCCCACAGAAACCGCGCACTCATGTTTCGCGACTGGGGCCGGCTAGGCGACAACTCCGAGCTCGTGTCGGACAGGTTCAACCACGTGGTGGACGGGATCCCATACGATCATAAATTCCTTTACGGCTGCCTCGGGTATAATTTCAAGAGCAGCGAGGTGAACGCCGCCTTTGGCCTTGTTCAACTTGAAAAGTTTGAAAAATTCAAGCAGATCCGCCGGACCAACTTCCGCCGGTACATGGACAACCTCGCGGATCTGAGTCATATTACTCTACCAGACGATTCACGCGAGCCCAACTGGCTCGCGATCCCGCTACAATGTGAGAATCGCATGGAGCTGCTTTCGTTCCTGGAGGCTAACAACATTCAGACACGAGTCACGTTCTCTGGGAACATTACCCGCCACCCCGCGTTCCGCGACCACCTGCAAGAGTTCGAGGCGTCTGACCGCATCATGCGGAACGGATTTCTCCTCGGGTGCCATCACGGCATGACGACGGATGACGTTGATTACGTGTGCTTAAAAATTAAGGAGTTTTACAAGAGTAGAGATGTTCAAGGACTGTAGGGGCACACTGCACTCCATTAAAAATCTCCCCTTTGAACCCAAGGAAATTCTAGTATCTGAAAATGCCAAAAATGTTGTGCGTGGTTTGCACATGAGCCCGTATCCAAAAATTATATACGTGACGCGCGGGTCCATCCACGACTTTTTCTGGACCGAGTACGGCACTACACAGGTGACGCTTCACGCGGGCGAGTCGCTTTTGATCCCAGCAGGTGCGGCCCACGGTTTTTACGCCATCGAAGAGTCGGAGGTGGTGTACCTGCTCGGGGGCACCTTCGACCCCGCGGTCGACCGTAACATCCACTGGCAGACCCCCGAGTTCAATTTCAATTTTGAATTTGACACGTCGCGAGTCATCTTGTCGGCCAAGGATGCGGATGCAGCCTGGTTTCACGAGTACGACTATCTCGTCCTGGGCGCTTCCGGGTTTCTAGGGAAGAGGTGCGTGGAGGCGCTCCGTGCCGCTGGTAAGACGGTCTTTGAGTCTCGGGCGCGCCTCGCGGATACGGGTGCGATTCGTCAGCAGGTGGCCAAGTCGCGCACCAAGTACGTCATATGCGCGGCTGGTATTTCCGGGCGGCCGACCATAGACTGGTGTGACGATCACGAGCAAGAGACATTCGAGACAAACTACCTAGACGTCCTTAATCTCATGCGGACCTCACGGGAGTGCGGCGTGCACCTCACGATATTCGGGTCGGGCGCCGTGTACACGGGCGCCAAGGAACGGTACACTGAAGATGATCAGCCCGAATATGACACAAAGGTGTATTGCCGATTGCGCTGTTGGCTCGAGCGGCACGTGACCGAGGGCGTGTTGTATCTGCGCATCATGTACCCATGCACATTCGACGGCGATCCCAAGTGCTTTAGGACCAAGATGTTGGCCCGCAAGGACACTGTCCACGATGGAGCCGTATCAGTAACCCCGGTGCCCGACCTGTTTCCCCACTTGCCCACGCTCATAGAGGGCCGTGTTTCTGGTATATTTAATTTTGTATCGGACGGGACGGTCAGCCTCAAGACCCTCGCAGGCGTGCCGACCACAAGCGGCGCGGCGCCATCACGGGGGGGATATGAACTTGTGGCCGATAAACTCTCTGCGTACATTCCAGTCATAAAAACAGTTGACGTAATTCTAGACAGATGCGTATCCTCGTGACGGGAGGACTAGGCTTCATCGGATCAAATTTTATAACGTGGATACTCGAACGAAAACAGGACGTCTACATCATCAACGTGGACAAGTGCACCTATTGTTCTAATATAAAGAACGTTCCGGGTGATGACCCACGCCACAAGCATATCCGGGTCGACATCACTGACAAGGCCCGGCTCACTGAAATCTTCGCGGCCGAGAAGCCTGACGTGGTGGTGAACTTTGCGGCCCAGAGTCACGTCGATAACAGTTTCGGCGATCCTATACAGTTCACTATCGATAACGTTCTAGGGACGCACGTGCTCTTGCACGTCGCACACGAATACGGCCAGCTCAAAAAGTTTATTCACATAAGCACGGACGAAGTGTACGGTGAGGTGGGCCCGGGTGAGACGTCGTGCGAGCGTTCCCTTTTGAACCCGACCAATCCCTACGCGGCATCAAAGGCTGCGGCTGAATTCCTTGTGAGATCTTACGGTCACTCTTTCAAATTCCCCTGGATAATCACGCGAGGGAACAACGTGTTCGGTCCCCGGCAGTACCCTGAAAAACTCATTCCAAAATTTATAAATCAAATTGCAGAGGGCCGTCCCTGTACCGTCCACGGTAACGGCGAGACCCGACGGAACTTCATATACGTCGATGACGTTTCTAGCGCTCTACAGGTGATTCTCGAACGGGGTGAATTGAACCGTTTTTACAATATAGGAACCCGAAACGAGTTTTCGGTCCTTGAGATTTTTGAAAAACTCCGGCGACCGGGTGCGTCCATGGTCCACGTGCCGGATCGGCCTTTCAATGACAGTAGGTACTGTGTGGACTCGCGACCGCTCATGGCATTGGGCTGGCGCGAGGAAGTTCCTTTCGATGTCGCACTCGAAAAGACGGTCGGGTGGTACATTGAAAATAAGGACTGGTGGTCTAAAGATTAATAACGATATTTCAAATAAATGAATCAGGTATTTAAAAGACCGACGGATGAGTTCGGCTTGGGTAATTTATTTATAGTACTGACCGTAATAGCAGACGCGTGTAATAAGCTGCATGACAATGTATATGACTATGAACTATCAAATTGCGTCACTCTAAATGGTTTTACACGTGTATCATATGAAGGGGAACCTCCGTATCGCCCTTTGTTCATAAATAATCACACCATAAATTTCGTTCATCCGAAAATCAGGGATATCGTAAGCCCGACTGCACATATGCAAGGTCTCATAGAAAAACACGAACATATAATACGAGACGTGACGGCGGCCGTGTCTATTCGTAGAGGGTCTTACTGCGCCGACTCTAGGCAGTATAAAGATGCACGTGGTGATAAACAGAATCATTATTTTTGTTCGGATGCTGGCCTTGAAAAATTCAAAAATATCATAAGACTTTCTAAAGGGCGCGTGTTCGTTTCATCTGATTCACAATCGACTATTCGCCAACTCCGAGAAGAATTTGGGGAAAAATTGAGTGTGTTTGAAATGTCCTACGCGATCACATGCACACATGATCAGACGTGCTCAAATATAGAAGATTTACAAAATGTATATCTCAAGTGGTTCTTATTGAGCAAGTGTCCGGTTCTGTATCTAACAGCTGGTAATAAGGATCTTACTGGTTTTTCCACGTATGCTTATATAGCAGCTATATACGGAAGAAAGCCGTTCCAGTTTGTCTTCAACGAAGAGTAAGCCTCTTGCTTAGCGCAAGCTGAGCATGTACAGCGTCGAGCGAATCAGAGCCACAATCTCATCGTAGATATTGCGCAGGTACGAATCCTTGGACAGGCGGCTCTGGGCGCGCACGCGCGTGAGCAAGGACCGAAAGTACTCCTTGGCCTTGCGCGGGTCTTTCATAAAGCGCTTATTGACATTGACTGAGCGGAGGCGGCCGTACTTGCCCATGTACGCCTCGGCCCACGAATCGAGAAGGGGGACGATGCCCTCATAGTACGCCTGAAGCGCCTTGTGCTCGGCGAAGGAAGGGGTCGTCAGATGGAAGGCGTGCGCCTGTGTCCGGGAGTTCATGAGCGTACCGACAAATCTGGCGGCCATTTAATTTCTGTCTAGAATTTAATGGCGGATCCAGAGTTTACAGAGATTCGGATCGCGCCCGGGACGATCCTGTACAAGGGTCTCCCAGTCCCATGCACAAGCCTACTCAAGGACATTAGGAGCTTTTATCTGACAGACGACCAGGCCCACGCACGCAAATACGGGAACGTATGCGCCTTCCGTGTCAAGAAGCTCTTGAGACTTTTTGAGATGAATCACGAGAATATAAAGAAGGTTCTTGCGATGCCCGGACTGTCCAAGACGCTCAAGTGGCGGCTCGAGACGGCGTTCGGCACGGGGATCAGCGCGGGGGAGCAGGTCCGGCGGCTCCGGACGCTCAAGGTGGGCAGCATTCCACGGGGCGTCAACAACTCGACGGCGGGGCAGCGCGCGTCATGGAAGGCGCTCAACAAAAAACTTGGAACTTATTTTTCTCAAGATTTTTTGAGGGTCCGTGGCTATGACGGCTACTATGCAGAGGGCAAGTGGTCGGTGTTTCACTCTGGCTATTTTTCTTCTGAAATTATGCTCACGAACGCGTACCAGAAGATTGAGCGGGCCGAAGGTCGCATGCCTGTCTTATCGCTCCGGACGCTCAGCTTCCCACAGACGCTCGCTCGCCTATTCATGGAGTATAGCAAGCGTGAAAAGTACCTGATCAAGCCTCACCGAGAATTCGTCATCTTTTGCACGGGTGGCCAGGCTGTGAACCTGTACCTGCGGCAGAGGACCAGGGCTGCACGGGTCCGCCTCATTAGGCAGACGAGTGATTTTGATTTCAGTTTTGCAGTGAATAAACCAATAACGACACTGGCTGTCCTGCGGCGCAAGGGCGCGGCTATGAAGCTCGTCATGCAACGACACATGGATGGTTTTGCAAAGTTTATAAACAAAAATTACAAGGGCGCCAACGTCGAGGTGCGGTTCAAGCCCATGCGCCGCGTTCTCCACGCGCCGGTACAGGTGCCAGCTACAGGACGGCGGACGCACCTCGTGTACACGTGGCAGCTCAAGATTGGCGGGAAGCTCATCAGTGTGGCCGACTCGGCCCTTTCGCTCTACCCGGGCGTCTCGCGAGAGTGGCTAAGCAAGCGGTTCTCATTCACGACCGGCGTCCCCATAGAGCAAGCAAAGTATCAACTTATGGACGCGCTTGGAATCCTGGCTGGCTCTTTCCTGCACAAGTCACAGGTGGCCCAGCGCAACCCACTGACCGGTAACCCCGAAAAAGGCCAGAAGAATGTTGCCCGGGCGAATCAACTGAGTCGTGTCATCTCAAACCACGCAAAGAATTACGACCCCCGACTCGTCCGTCTGTCCGCCAAGACTCAAAATCTTTTGAACAAAATTAGAAATAAAAATTTGAGTGGGTCGAAGATTGAGGCGGCAACGGTCGAGGCCATCGTGAAAAATTTGGTTCTGCGGGCGTGAGGCCCCGGGCCGGGAAGGGTATTTCACCAAAACACAAAGAGTCTCGGCCTCGCCCAAAAAGCGAGTCTTGTGCACAGGACCCTACCGGCTCTCCACACCTTCACCAACCAAAACAAAGATGGCCGCCTCTTCCTTTGCCCTTGCCTGCGATGCCCTGGCCCGCGAGCGTGACCGCGTGTTCCTCCTGCAGGTCAGCGCCGACTACAAGATTGCCTTTGAGGAGCTCGAGGCCAAGTACCTGGTGGCGGCCGAGTCGGCCATCAAGGTGCCCAAGCAGAAGAAGGTCCGGGTGGCCAAGGTGACCGTTGAGGGTAAGCCCGAGGGTGAGCGGTGCCAGGCTCTCACTGCCAAGAAGGGTCAGTGCAGCTTCAGCCCTCTGAAGGGTGAGTGCTACTGCAAGCGCCACCTCAAGCAGCAGTCGGAGGCCCCTAAGCAGGACATCCCAAAGCCGGTCAAGCCCGCTCCCAAGAAGGCGACCGTCAAGGTGGAGCCGGTGCATGAGCACGAGCTCGATGGCACCAAGAACGCCGACTGCGACCTGTGCCAGACGCACGGTACGGCGCTTTCTGAAGAGCAGGAGTTCGAGGAGGCGGTGGAGGCGCCCACTCCCACCCTGGAGGATAGCGAGGACGAGGACCCCGAGTCGCTGGGATGGCAGAAGCCTGTGGTGGAGAGCGATGCGGAGAGCGAGTTTGATGCGGAATGAGTGTAACGAAAAATAGGTTTTGTGAACAGCACGCGTCCGGCCCTTGTCCAAAAAACCCAACAAACCAAAAAGACAGATGGCCCAGTACATCCGTCCCACCCTTCGCACTCACCGCGGCTGCTACAACGAGCCGCGGCGGCTGCACCCCGAGGACCGCGCGCGACTCCTGCTCGCCACCCCGCCGATTGTGCGTCGCGTGACCGAGTGGACCCCTTCGCTCGAGTATGAACTCATTGCCCGCACCATGCTCCCCGAGGACCGCGAGGCCTATATCGCCAAGTCTGTGGCGTGGTTCGAGGCGCACCCAACCGTGACCCGTTCAGCAGCACCGGCGCGTTCGGAGGGTGTTGACATCGATGCAGTGGTGGCCATGTTCGCCAAGTGGGGGTCGGCCGCGCCTCTGGAAGAGTATCACCGGGTGGGTTACTCGGAGGCGGCCGTAGAGCGCGTGCGTGCGCAGAGGGCGTGGTTCACCTCTCACGCTGACGAGCTTCAGGCGGAAATTGAGCGGCGCTGGCCGGGTTCGGCGTCGTCCAAGCCAAAGAAGGTCATCAAGGCTGTTAAGAAGAAGATGCCTTAGACTATAAATGTCCGCACCTCGATGGGCCGACCTAGAAGACGACGACGCGCCCTGGCCCGAACCTCCCGAGGTGGCGCCCGAACCGAGTTCATACACGCCCCCGCACAAGCGCAGACCTCGCCTTGCTGCGCCCAAAAAGTCAGCGGCCGCAAAGCCTGAAAAAGAAAAGGCGCCCAAGTAAAATAAGAATGAGTTGCGACGTGTGTTGCGACGCGTTCAACTTGTCAAATCACAAGAAGGTGCCATGTCCGCACTGTCCATTCAATGTATGCACGAGTTGCGTCGAGAAATATATGCTCGACTCGCCCGACGACCCGCATTGCATGGCCTGCCGCAAGGGGTGGAATCGCGAAACTCTCTGTAACGTGATGCCTGTTAAATTCGTCACAAAGACGCTCAAGGCGCGCCGCGAGGAGCTCCTCTTCGAGCGCGAGCGTAGCCTCATGCCCGCCACGCAGGTCCATGTCGAGGCTGAAAAGAAGCGGCGGTACTACGAGTCACTATGTGAAAAAGGTCGCGAGCAGTTTCGCGAGTTGAGCGCGCAGCACACTAAATGCTCCATGCAACCACTCGCGATCCTGGCTGCGGAGATGGGCGTCCCGACCGAGTTCGAGGCGATGATCGAGCGCAGTAAGCGCTGCAACGACATTGAAAAGAAGATGCGCGATATTGAACTTGATATGAAACACTGGACGTTTTGTCGCGACGCGTGGTTCCGTCCTCAGCTCGTCGCCGAGCGCCGTCAGTTTGTCCGCGCGTGTCCCCACTCCAACTGCAAGGGCTTCCTCAGCTCGGCCTGGAAGTGCGGCCTGTGTGAAAACTGGGCCTGTCCTGACTGTCACGAGGTCAAGGGCCGCGACAAGGACGCCCCGCACACGTGCGACGCCAACAACGTGGCGACGGCTCGGATGCTCGAGAAGGACTCGCGCCCTTGTCCCAAGTGTGCGGCGCTCATCTTCAAAATTGACGGGTGTGACCTGATGTGGTGTACGCAGTGTCATACTGCATTCAGCTGGCGCCGCGGAACCATAGAGACGCGCCACATACACAATCCACACTATTATGATTATATGCGGGCCCGTGGTACTCTGGCGCGCGAGCCCGGAGACGCGCCGTGTGGCGGGCTGCCTTCATGGGTGGCGATTTCCCGTATAACGAATTCTCCCAACATCGCTACTATTCACCGCATGTACGGCCATATTCAGCACATAGTTCTAGCTAGATACACTACCAATGCCATAGAGGACAACCGGGACATCCGCATCAAGTTTATGATTGGCGATTTCACAGAAGAGATATTCAAAAAGAAATTGCAGCAACGCGAAAAGGCTCGACAGAAGAAGACGGATATCCGGCAGGTTCTCGAGATGTATCAGACCGTGACCATAGACCTCATGCAATCTTTCCTAACGCACAGGAATCCCGAGATTGTCGTTGAAGAGTTTTCGCGGCTTCGAGACCACGTGAACTCTGAGCTCGGTGCGATATCCAGGCGCTACACAAAATGCGCTATTCCCACGATCCACGACAATTTCATGATGTATTAGAGAAAAAGCTCGCAAGACTAATAAATGCAGATCTTCGTGAAGACGCTGACCGGCAAGACGATCACCCTCGAGGTTGAATCAGCTGATTCAATCGCGGCGGTAAAGGCTAAAATTTCCGACAAGGAGGGAATCCCTCCAGATCAGCAGCGTCTGATTTTTGCAGGCAAGCAGTTGGAGGATGACCGGACGCTCGCAGACTACAATGTGCAAAAAGAATCGACTCTCCATTTAGTTCTGAGATTGCGCGGAGGCCACTAGACCTCCTCGTTGGGCGGAGTCGAACTCTCGATCGACGGGTGATCTAGGGCGTCGTGACGCAGGCGGCCCCACAGGGTTCCTGGGCGGGGCCGCGCAATTTCAAACGTCCGCGGGCTCCCGCCCTCGACGGACGCTCTGGGCGTCATGAGGGACGCGGCTATGCTCGCGAGCGATCCTGGTTTTGGCAGGCGGCTAGGGGGCTTCAGGGCCAAAAAGTTCTCCAGACCTTTTTCAAGGGGATTTCCAGCTTCTATGGTCGAGTTGAACTCTGTGAAGCACTCGTTCAGGAACGCGACACCCTCAGTGACGCGCTGGGCCCTGTCGATGCTGAGCTCCTTGGCGATTTTGAGAGCGATCCGCTTCACATGGATTGATGAGTTGAGAGCCCTTGTCATTTTTTCGTTCAATTTCATGTACAGCTGAATCGAGCCTAGAACGCCCGTTCCAGCGGACAGAACGGCGTTGAGAATACTCACCATATTCTGTTCGACAAACTGACCAAGTGAAATGGCGGTCAGTGCGTTGATGGATGATATGACCAGTATAGGGATGTTGAAACGTGATGATAGTCCGTTGTAGTATGTAAACTCTTTCGAATAGTGCTTTTGCATATAGTTGCACTGCTCTTCGAGCTTTCGGAGGAAGGCTTCTTCTTTATCGTGCCACTCGTCTTCCTTCATACTTGGGGCTGAGAAATTAGAACGCACTCGACCTCGGCCTCGCCGGCGACACACGGGAAGTTCACAAGATATCCCGACTCGAGGCCTGTGAGACGGCCGTAATTACGCACCTGGTTCCTGAACTCGTCCTTGAGGCGCGGGACCGACTTGAGTTCGACTATTGTCCGGCCATCCACGATCAGGTCGGCCCGTAGGTTGCCCACGGTGTGGCCTTCGTAAATCACGGGAAGAATTTTTTCAGTCTCGTACTGGATACCGGCCAAGCGGAGCTCCACCTCAAAGGCGTTATGGTAGACGCGCTCACTGTACCCCGGTCCCAACTTTTCAAAAATTTTTTTAGAAATGTTTTTCAAAAACTCTTCCATCTGGAGTGAAGACGGGCAGAGTCTCTAGATGGAAAATTTCCGAGTCTCTAGTAGATGGTGCCCGTGTGGAAGATCTATAGTTATTGGTCGACGGCCCTGGCGGTCCTATGGCTCGTGGGTCTCTTGCCCTTCTCACCCTTGGCGTCGTGTGTGGCGACCCTCGTAGGGAGTATATTTTTCGTGTTGGCCGGGGGTACACTTTTCCGACCGATCGGCATTTTCATAGTGGCGACCCATGTCGTGCCGGTCATCCTCCTCCGGAAAACTAAATTTAATTTTTTTAAAAATTTTTTGATATTTGGAGTTTACAACTTGGCACTGCTCGCAACCGGGACGAACTTCAAGGAGGTCTATGAACAAGTTTTTCGGGAAAATCCTAGGACCATACGGGAATACCTTAGTCAGAGGGGGCTCGTCTGAAAAACGTGTCGTGTGCACACAGGGATCAGTGACCATGACCCTAACCCCACCAAACACAAACATGGCTCTCCAGATACTCAAGCGCCTCGAGGCCACTACCAGCCGTCTTGAGAAGGAGGACATCCTCGGCGAACACGCCGACGACCCCGTTCTCAAGTCTGCTTTCCGCCTGGCTCTTGACCCGCTCGTAAATTTCTATATTAAAAAGGTGCCCGAGCCCGACGCGTCCGGGGGGCAGCGCAAGTCGCTCGAGTGTGCTTTCCGTGAGCTCGAGACCAAGCTGTGCTCGCGTTTGCTGCGCGGCCACGACGCCCGTGACCACGTGGCGTGGCTCCTCGGCGTGCTCTCCAAGGACGACCAGGAGGTGCTTCGGCGCGTCATCGGCCGCAACCTCAAGTGCGGCGTGAGCGACGCGACGGTCGAGAAGATCTGGCCCGACCTCAAGCTCTCGTACCCGTGCATGCTGGTCAGCCCTTTGAACGAAAAAACAAAAATTAAATTTCCGTGCATGGCCCAGACCAAGATGGACGGTATGCGCTTCAACGCCATCTGTGAGAAGGGTCAGGTGTCGTATCGCACGCGTGCGGGCAAGGAGCTCCACCTCTTTGGGGCCCTCGACGACGACGTGCGGTACTGGGCGGGGCTGCTCGACTGTGTGCTTGATGGCGAGCTGCTGATGACGGGGTTGGATGGCCACCTCATGGACCGCAAGACGGGCAACGGCCTCCTGACCAAGTTCCAGAAGGGCACTGGCACCCCAGAGCTTGCGACGCAGATCCGTGCAGTCGTTTGGGACCTCGTCCCGCTCGACTTTTTCCGCACGGGACGGTGCCTCATGTCCTACGAAGAGCGCTTGAAGCTGCTCGGCACCGAGAGCCACGGGCACGTCAACCCTGCGCACACGTCCACCGTGCGCTCTATGGAGGAGGCGCAGGAGCTCTACCAGCAGAAGTTGGCCGAGGGTGAGGAGGGTCTGGTCCTCAAGGATCCCCGGGGTCCGTGGGAAGACAAGCGGGTCAAGCACCAGGTCAAGATGAAGGCGGAGCTCGAGGCGGACCTGCGCGTCACGGGGGTCGTGCCGGGGACGGGCAAGTATAAGGGCAAAATTGGCTCGCTGATGGTTGAGTCGGTCGATGGCGTCGTGAAGTCGGCGGTGGGCACGGGCCTCGATGACGAGGAGCGGTCGTGCGACCCTTCGGTTTTCATCGGTCAGATAGTGTCCGTCAAGTACAATGCGCTCATCGAGGACAAGAAGACGGGTCAAAAGTCGCTGTTCCTGCCGGTCTTTGTGGAGATCCGTGACGATAAGAAGGAGGCTGACGTACTCTGAAGCCGCGGTCTCATAACTGACCGTGGTCTTCTAGGTACTGTGACCACGCGCGCCTTCTTCACGGACGGGCGCACCGGCAGTCCCACGACGAATGCATAATTATAGGGGCCACGCTTATTTTCAGCCCGGCACGGGGGTGCGTAATTGATCTGGGTCGCTCCCAGTGCCTTCATAATTTTACCCGAAACTGGAAGGTTCCCCGCCTTCACGAGACGTTCTATATTTTGCGAAACCTGCCAAAGAGGGATGCCCGTGTTTCTAGACGCGTTCACAGCCGTCTTGCGCAATCTGAACCCTATCCTCTGACCTCTATATTGCTTACTAGTCTTTCCATAGTGTATATAGACGCCTCTATTAAAGTTGTTTCTACAAACAGGCTCTAGTTGGATATAGCCTTTGTCACCGACGCTCAGAGACGCGTAGGGACCTCTACCATTTTTCGGAGAGTTGAATCTATTTAAATTCATATTGGCGTTCATCAATTTATTAAGTGTATTGATGTACCTATTGAAGGTGGTTGAATCGTTGTAGTTGGCTACACGGCTTGCTATTCTTTCGTTGTCGTAGTTGCGCCTGTTGCGTAGCCACCGCCGTATCCACTCTTTCCTATTCATGCCGTTCTTCATAAAGTTGTTTCGCTCTTCAGAGTTGAGCTGGACTAGGAATTTTGATATCAAATTCTTCCTATTCGTTGCCAAGATCCCTATGGCCGTGTTCACGTTATTCATCTAAATTCACAATAGAAAATAAAAACTGAATATAGAGTAATGAACGTGGGCGTGGGCCAGACGGGGACCACGTGTTGGTTCTTTTCATCTTTGAACATATTTCTCACATCTGATAACGGCCTAAAGATCCTGTGGCAGAAGCTTCAGGAGACATTGCCCACGTTATCTAACAGACAACGCGCCTATTTCAATTCAAATATCAACGCGCCGTGCCCATACAAGGGTGCCGTCAAGAAGACAAGCGCTATTTATTTCTGGAAATTTCTGAACCAGTACATCTGTGCCGTGGGAGGTCCAGGGCGGCTCATTCCCAAGTCGGGCTTGAACGCATACCTGACGAAGAACGTCAAGTGGCGCGCCAGCTCTACAAAAGAATCCAAGGGCACGGGTGGTGGCTTCCCGTCGTGGGAACTCCCGGCCCTCCTCGGACACTTGGGGTTCAGGGTCGGGCGTGATTTTAGGATGTTGAATGATGAAAGATGGCGGTACAAGTTCAAGAACAATAGCTGGACGGCCCCTATCCTCATGTATAGCGGTGGTGGTCACACTTTTAAAATGAGGGACTTGGTGCTAGAAAAAAGAGGGTACGATCTCACGGGCGCTATAGTGTACGTCTCTCCTTCTCGCGAGTCGGAGTTGATGCCGCACGTGTGGGCCTGTGTTATCCGGAACGGAAAGGGTTACATATGCAATTCTAATTTTCCAACTACACAGATAGAATGCAGATGGTGGCTAAAGGATGAGCTCGAGCGCTACTTCATGACGGTCAGCCAGCCGTACAGACCAGGAGTGGCGCGGCTCATGGGTTTTGATGTCATCATGTACACACGCAAGGAATTTACAAACAAAATTTCACCGAGCTGTCAGCTGCCCAAGTCGTACAGACCGCTCACGTATAACAACGAGAATAAGTTGGAGAACTTGAAGCAGTGGGGTTCCGTGAATTTCTTGAAAACGGGCCGTGTAGGGAACGCCCATAAAATATTCTCACCCAGAGTTCGCGCCGAGGCCATCCGTCTGAACGCGAAACGCCCTATCATGACGGCGGCGACGTTCAATAAGTTTGTAAATCAGGCGGGTTCTTTTAATCATGGTATGAGACTCTTGCAGTCCGCGAAAAACTACAAGGTTAATGCGAACGGTCAGAATTACAGGAATTATAGAAAGAAATTAATCGCTAAATTTCCCCCAGTACCCATTCCCAAGAATATGATGACCTATTTCTGGAGAACTTCAAACTCCAACAGTGAATTCGCTAATAGAGTCCGGAACTACGCCAATAGATCGGGATATACCGTCAATGAGAATAATCTCAGGGGCATCCTTACCCGGCGTGCAGCGACACGGGCGGGCGCGAAGCGCGGGCGCAATGCCGAAACCGAGCGCATGTACCTCGTGAACGGTAAGGATTGGTTCAATAGTAACGCGACAAACGTGACGAATAAAATAAACCCAAACAACTGGGTCCAGACGACGAATAATATCGGGACGAATTATATTGTGGGTTATACCAACTCCAACAACGTCAAGACGTATAAGCGCAAGGTGGCGAATTTTAATAGCGCGAGGGCGGCGCGAGCGCGTCGGGGGTAAAAACACGTTCTGTACCCGCGAGGGCCAGGCCCACCGCCAGCCAAACACCAAAAAAAGACCCGGCCACCACACGATGTACATGCTCAAGTTCTCTCGCTACGACTGCCCCGGCTGTGACAGGAGCTGGTACTTCGACACTCTAGAGGAACTCGAGTCCTTCGTCAAGGATGCCCACCCCAAGTTTCCGGAGACTGGATGGCGACATGGACACGAGTTTTATCCGAACGGTCTAAGCATCTACGAGGTTATTGGGCAAAAAGCTGTTCTGAAAATGAGGTCTATGGTTGACTCAAATGATTTCGAGTACGAGATGCCCATGTGCCTTTCTACAAAAGTTGAATTTGTGTCTCAACTCATATACAATATGCAGGGAATCGTGGACGCCATGGAAGATGGCGGTTACCAGTGGCCACTGGATAAGATCACCCCACGGGTAGACAAGGAGGAACTGGTCAAGACTGTGTTCCAGCCAGATAGGATGGAGAGGATGGGCGGACCCGACTGGCTGGAGTGCGTCTAAAAACACGTTCTGTGCACGTGGAAGCCGTGCCCGCCGCCAGCCAATCATCCCAAAATGGCCACCACCGTCAAGTTTCTGAGCTTCCGCCCGTGCACCTTCGGCAACCTGCGTCCGACCCCCAACGTCACGGAGTGGGAGGCTATTCGCGCGGCGATAGAGGTTGACAAGACTCCTCGCCTCGAGCCCACCCCTGAATCCCTCCAGGGCAAGGAGCTCAAGATTCTATCGAGTTACCGCAGCGCCCTCATGTGGCTTGAGGGTGGTCCCATCATCACCCGCCACGATCCCAAGACGGAGGGGGGGCACGGATATGCAGGGTGGCCACCCGCGGGCATCAAGGAGGAGGTGTTGCTCGGGGAGGACTGGGTCGCGGAGGTTGAGTTTGTGTAATTTCATGTTCTGTGCACGCCCATGACCCGTGCCCCGTCTCCCTCTGTACCCAAAATGTCAAACCGCCGCCACGTCCTCAATCTCATAAGCCACATCATGCACAAGATCAAGAACTCGGCCAGTCACGAACAGCGCTTTGCCCTACTTGACAATGTCCAATTATTAACAGACATTCTCAAGGAGGTTACTACATTTGAAACTAATTTACTAATGGAGTTGGATGTGGACTAAGAGAAAAAAGAATTTTAGGGAAAGGAGGTTATGTGTCCACCTGACTCGTGCCGACTCTCGGTCCGGTCACCCCATAAAACCCCCTGACCGAATGGACGACTGCCCTGTGTGCTGCCAGGCGCTCGAGTGGTGGCCCACGGCTACGACCTCGTGTGGTCACAAGTTCCATAAAGAGTGTCTGAATAAGTGGAGCGCGATGAAAAAAACATCGTGTCCCATGTGTCGGCACTCGCCCGTCGCCGTCAAGACGACGACGTGTTCACGCGCCACGTGTCAGATGCCGGCCCTGAAAGGGGGTGGGATGTGTTTGGACCACACGGTTCAGAAACACTTCAACTTCATCCCGTGCGGGCCCATGACGGTTGGGTAGGGCCCTGTAAAAATTCGTGTCATTCTCACACCGGGTCCGGGTGGTCGGGTGTGAAGTCAAACATGACTCCCGACCAGGCGGCTAACGTGATTCAGAACGCCTGGCGCCTTTTCGACGACACGCGCAAGGATCGGGCGCTCGACGAGTACAGAGCAGAGTTGTGGGACACATACTATCGCGAGTGTTGTACACCGGGGGCTTGGGAGTTTTATTGACCCGCGTGTCACTAAAGAGAGAAAACAAAATTTCAAAAACTGTTTTGGAGTTCACGGCGGTGAGCCATGTTCCTATTATTCTCGGCTACCGTGCATGGGCGTAGCATAGTCTTTCTATTGTCCAGGCGATTCCACTTGATGTGGTCGACCACCAGTCCCTTTGGAAAGTCCATCAGGTACCTGTGCATGCTCACTTTCATATTCATAATTTGATTATGAAAATAAGCATACCCCTCGTCGTTCACTGACCACCGGAATCGCATCAGGTCGTGACGGTCCTCGGGGTCCACCCGTGCATACGCCACGCACCTCCCGTCCCTTTCCACGGGCACCAGCCCCTCGTCGATGTACAGGACCTCCCCGGGTTCCCTCCATGTCGCCACGATATCAAATAGGTTCCCAAAATCCTTGGACCAAGGCTGCCCCCGCAACTTGTGCCACCGGTGGGCGAGTACGTCTTCGGCCTCGTGCGCGGTCACGTTAAGTTTGGCCGTGTACAGATGAGCCCCCTTATTTAGGACCGGCACGTCCATTACTCCGACATACACGTTCGACTTTATTGAAGACCTGCACTCCAATGTCACCGGTCAGGTCGTCCTTCACTCAAGAGAAAAGAGTTTTTCAAAAACTGTTTTGAAGTTCATAGCGGTCAGGGGGTGGGTCACCAGCGGGGCTCCGCCCCTGCACCCGGCCGCAAAATTCATAAAGTACCGTAAAACACGGGACTTTACGGATCACGTACAGACTCACAAAACACCCACAAGTCCCGAGACTTTCTGGGCGCAGGTGAGCCCCTCCCGCGCCCAAGAACTTCCAAAGCCCCAGGAACTTTTTTCTCAGATGAATAATGAGAAAATAAAGAAACGTTCAGACGGGTCGAAATCCCATTGGTTACAAATTG